CAGATAAATCTGGAATCTTGTATGCCTCCGTAGACCACTCGTAAGAGGGCGGCTACCATCTCTTTGGAGTTGATACAATCTGGGGCTTAAGCGGGGCCTTCGGCTTATGGCCGCCTTCGGCTTAGCCCTTCCACTTCCAAGATGCCCTCCAGACAGGTTGCATATATTTGTCTTCGCCATGACTCGTAAATTCAGTGTCTGGAAATAGACGAGCCAGTTCTCTCAAAATATACTCTGGTTTCTGATGACGCTCGATATGGAAATCACAAAAACTTAGACCCTTCAATGCCTCGGCGCGAATCTGCTTGTAAATATTATTCACAGTTTCTCTATACGGCAGGACTCGTAGGTCGCTGGCAGTCATGACCGCAAGATCACTATACATCTCTAGAGGCTAGACAGTGTAAAATTTTAAGCCTGTGTCTCTTCAAAGGATGCATGCAACTCGGAGACGCGCCATGTTGGGGTGCCTTCACCTTCGAATATAAGAAACACAGTATTCATGTGCCGGCCTTTCTGAATTCTGTGGCAAGATATAAGCCCGATTCCTTTTGGAACTGGCTAATCAAAAAAGAGGGCCTTTCATACATTGTCATGACCTATCAGCACATGTTTGAGGAGGAACTCTCTTAGCCATAGCGATAGTAGTGGGCATCATCGGCCTCTTCCTTCTCATCCGACTCGAAGATCCAGCCATCGTTCACATGCCAGTAGCCAGTCTCAAAGGGGCCCTCCTCTGGCACAGCATATCTCGGAGCCGACCAATAGAAGGGGGAAATCGCGGGAAGGCGAAGAGTCACCTTGCCCCCATTGAATTCAAAGCACCTCGCCTCCTTCACGCGATAATGCACAGCATCATTGAGCGTGGGCTTCACGACCCAGCGCATGAAGGTGCCGTCCTCTTGCAGCCGAGTCACCTCGTCGCTCGGATACCAAGTCGTAGTCTCTCGACCCGTGGTGCGAACGGCGAAGCCATTATCCAGATGCTCCCTCTCGGCGGATGGAAGAACAGGGAGCATGGCCATCATGTGAAAGGTCTGCGAAGAGAATGGGAACGTCACCTCAACGGTCTGATAACAGGAGTTCATTTTGATACTTAGCATTGTGAAAAAACGCCGTGTCAATTTTTCATTTCTATGGCGCTAGTAAGATGGAGCCCCAACGTGGCGGTGGTGTTCCCAAAATCATACACCAGATATGGATTGGAAAGGCTCCGAGGCCCGATGAGTGGATGGATACAGTAAAAGAGTTCGCGGCTGCGCACGGCTATAAGTATATGTTGTGGAACGAGGGTGACATAGGAGAACTTGGCATAGACTCCGTTCCAGGAGTCCATGAGGTGTATAAGAGTTTTGGCCACGAACTCGCGGGAAAGGCCGATATCATTCGTATGCTGGCTCTGTATAAATATGGCGGGATCTACATTGATGCTGACTCCGTCATTATGAAGCCCGAGAAGTTCGCGGCTTTTCTGGAAAAGAATCGCGCGGCCGTTTTTTTCGGTTGGGAGAATCTCACGAAGGCCAGAACACGGAAATTGGGAAACATTGATCCCGGGGTCAAGAAGTCACTGCGAATGGTGGCGAATGGTCTGATTGGCACACAGAAGGCGCACCCTTTTTTCAAGCGGCTGCTAGAAGGTCTTGGAGAGAATGTGGCCTCGCTAGAAGAGGAGGATAAGAAGGCCGCCTGGAAGGCGGTGGGACCGCACTATGTCACGCGCGTCTACTCACAGACACGGAAGGAGTTTCCTGATGTCCATGTCTATCCTATGAAGTATTTCTATCCTCGGCACTGGAAGGGGATCACGGACCCTGAACTCCATAAGAAGGTATCGATCCCTGGACAGAGTATGTTGTTTCAATATGGATATTCGACAAACTCCTTCGACAAGATATTCAAAAAGCGTCAAGCGAAGCGCCTGACGCGGAAGAATTCTAAGGACTAGTTAGGGATGAAGGCATATCATATATTCTTCTTGGTGCTAAAAATACTTATTGTAGTGCAATTCACATTTGTAGTTTTTAATAGGGGAACGTTACATTCTAAGGAGTATTTGATTACGGAAATTATCTTCAAAACGGGTCTAGGAATCTTTATAGAGTATTTAATGTTTTGGCGGCCCATGAAGTGTTTGGACTTCGAGGACAGACTTGTACTCTCCTTTGCGGGATGGCTACTTCTGGCCGACGCCTACTTGAAGGATTTGCCGGCTCTGATACAGATTTTCACGACATCCTCTTCAGAAAGTCCCTCACATTAAGATCATAGCAGTTATAATCGATCATAGAGAGTTGGGAAGTGATGACAGAATTCGTGATAGAATCACGGATTCTATCCGAACGAATAAGAGTATCACCCTCTAGCACCGAATATCGAGCGGTAACCGGTGTTAGGGGAGGAGCGAGAATGAGTAGGCTCGAGGCGTGCAGCAACTCGCGGGCGCTTGGATTCTTTAGAGTGATGTTAAGGGAGACAATCAGGGAACGGGACATTTCTACAATGTGTGAAGGGGGCCGCGGGCTCAATTTTTCAAGTATTCTGCATACGTTAGTTTAAACACCTTGACATATGTCTTTGTAGAAATGTTTAAGTTTATTCTGGGCGCCCTAGGTCTCTTCACTGCGCACAAGATTCTCTCCGATGTCACACGGGCCGACAATACCACGGTGACCGGTATCTGCACGAGTTTCCAACTCGCCCCTGGCACCGGTTGCGATTGGATGTGCAACTACTGTGCCCTTCATGTGGGGGCCAGTTACTATTTTACGGATGGTGTTTGCACTTATCAGAGCGGTGGCTGTGTTGGATCGCCGCTGGTCAATAAGACTTACACCTGTTGCTCGACGCAGCGGGAACTTTAGTTGTAGACTAAATTCGGCACCCCCTTCCTTCGACTTGTGGGTAATCTACAGATTTATATGTTTTATCTTTTGATGCATTAAAAGATAAAACATACTTCTTGATTTCTCATTCTAGAGCGCATAGTTTTCACTCATCCTATATATGAATACGCTATGCGTGAGGCGAATCACTTCCGAACAGCCTTACCCTTCAGAACCAGCGCATAGAAGGGATAGTAGAAATAACTGAATATAAAGGCTAGCACGGCATAGACTGCCGTAAGACCCCCACCCGTTCCCGCAGCGACGTTGTAACGATACGAAAGGGTAGCCGCGCCGACAGAGAATGAGATGACAAAAAATATATAGATCACGACGACGGCGAGAGAGAGTCCCTGGGGCTCCTCGTTAGTAAAGGACTCCGTGCTCGTGTTCGCAAGCGCATTTCCAACTCTGCCGAAGTATTTTTGAACGGATTCCATGTCTATATAGGGGCGAGAATAAAGGGCCCCCTTAGTCCTCGAACATCGGGTTCGCCAAGCCATTCTCGAATCGCATCCAGTTCAGACCAATACAGAAGACCTTGACCTCCCAGGACGCATCCAGGACCCCACCAGGCGGCATCACATCGAGCGTTAACCGCAGCGCATTCAAGCGACTCGCATTTAGAGACCCTGAAGGCTGGTGCTCACCGGGCGACTTGGCGAATGAATACCCATAGATAAAGCGCGAATAGGCCGCGAAGCCTCCACGATGCCCCGAAGCGATTCCTTCGCGATAAAACTGCTCATCCGCATCACATAACACGGTTCCATTCGCCTGTATGATAGCACTTTGCAGCATGGGCTTGGTAGCCAAGCGTGCGTTCCATTCTGATTCCAGCACTCCTGTAAAGTTCGTCCACTCATTATTGATGCTAGTGCCCTTGCGCCGAACGAACCAGAGAATCTCCTCAATAGGGTGATTCGCCTCCAGCGGTAGTTGAATCCGAATCGCGTCCTGGCGCCGTCCTATACTATACTTCAGTGGCTCGTCGAAATAGAAGGTCTGGACCTGGCGGTGCAGAATCTCAAACGGTTCGTGTAACATCTTTGACCGGTAAGAACCATCCACAATGGCTCCATAGGTCAAGAGTTGCACGGACTTGAAAGGAGGTGCGGCGACACTCCAGTCGCCTGTCACAGAATTCCAGATATTATTTCCATAGGTGAGATTGAAGAGGGGCGGACCCGCATCCGGTGGAGGTCCCAGTCCAGAGCGCCAGGCCGCCGGCACGCCGTCCCAATAGTAGTATTTTGACCGCAGGGCAGGCAGATCCAGTGGGTTCGGATCCTTGTAGGCAATATTAAAGGGGGGTGGGCGCGGGCTCCATTGCTGTGTGGACGCAGTCCAGTTATAGAGGGCATCAATGGTGAAGGTAACAGGAGGAATCGTATCCCAAGAGGCACGCTCTGTCTCTGCAGAATAACTCCAACTGTAGATACGATCATCATAGGTATATGTAAAACTAAAGGGAGGAGGAATGTCCCAGGCTCCGCGGCGAACGCTCGTATCATAGGTCCAACGACAGCCAGTGAAGGTAAAGGACACCGGTGTTGGAGGAGGGACCGAGTTGCAGGTATCACGGAAGCCGCGCATCTGTCGCACGCAGTCCGAGAAGGGTCTTAGCGTAATATGAATCTTCACATTGCCCTCGCGCACGGCTATCATAGGAAAGGCCTCACGCAGCCGTGTCCGCATGAAAAAGAAGGGGAGAACACAGTTCAGATTTGCGTTCTCTATAGGGAAGAGGCTCGGCGCGCGAGTGGGGCTTATGAGTCGCGTCATAGGGACCTGTCCTAGATGATCATAGGCGATGCCAACCTGTGAGTTATAGTCTGGAAAGAGTGCGCTAAAGACCTGGATGAAATCGCCGTCGATGGTTTCTAGAGTCTTCCCGTCAACCTCCAGTTCGGCCAATTGAATGATACTCGTTCCCAGACTATTGGCGTATTCCCATGCATTGGCTCTGTCTTGGTAAGTGAGTTTGCCCGCTGCGAATACATTCTGTGTCTGTGCGTCAAGCCAATGGTCCAAGCGAATCTGTAGGACAGTTCCTAGCAGCAGGTCGCCGATTGATATGGATCCCATGTCAAAGGTGAAACGCTGGCCGAAGGCGCCTGGGCCACGGAGGGCCGTTTCCTGCACGACCGGTGCAAAGGGTAGCAGTCGCCGCTCTTGGTCTCTCGTGAACCATGTAATCTCTGTGCGAAGAGGAAACATGTCATTTTCCTGTATGTCACGATTTGTCAGATCTAGCAGAGTCACAATCGGTCCTGCAGCCTTCGGGTCGTCATTGATTGAAGAACTATAGGTGATTTCGCTTAAATCATCGCTTGTTCTTATGTTACGCGCCTTGTCTTTTGTCGTGGGTGTATTGGCGGACTTGTCACCGTCTAAATAGAGAATCGAGCGTCCCGAGCCTGAGCCCTGCGTATATGCGGATCCGGTGGTGGGCACAGGAGGTCCAGAAATAGATCCCACGCCATAGGATCCCAGCGACCCACTCCCAAGTCGAAAATCTCCTAGACCCGCTAGCCAGGCAGCACCCGCAGATCCTGCGGCCTGTATGGTCGCCTGTTGCGCCGTCATAGGCTTGGACCCTGAGCCCGCATTCATAAGACTCTGTAGGTATTGGCTAACATCTCCCACAGTCGGTGTTGAGGAAGGGGCGGGTCCGGAATTCGCCGGGTTTGTCTGTGAAGTCTGTCCCGTCGTAGGATTGACATAGATCTGTTGCCCCTGCGCATTCGTTGCCACTCTCCAGGAGCCCTGTGAATTTGTCTGCGTAGTGGGTCTAGTTGCCAGCCAGGCCGCATTCGCCGCCGATGCCGTTGCCACCGCCTGCTGCCCTACCTGTGTCTGAAAGTTCGGAGCAGACGGCGAACCTCTATTGAGGGCCTGAATCTGACTGCCCCACCAACTCGGGGCAGATCCGGCCTGCTGATATGCGGCGGCCGCGGCCTGTAATTGTGCCTGTGTAAATGCAAAGGGTCTCGACCCACTCATCTGTTTATCAGACCCTTTTGCTTTTAGACCTAAACCTTCGTATTATCCAATATAGTATATGCTCCCGCTAGGAGTCGGGGGCGCCTTTTATATTAATCTAGATCATCGCACAGATCGACGCGCAGAGATTGAGGCAGAGTTGGATCGTATAGGAATCACCTGTGAGCGGTTTCCCGCCATCAAATATGATCCTGGCATCGTCGGCTGCAATTATTCGCACATAGCAGTCTTAAAAGAAGCACAGCGCCGTGGATACGAGTCCGTGCTTATTTTTGAGGACGACTTTCAGTTTCTAGTCGACAAGGAGACCTTCTGGTCCATTATGGCGGAAACTGCGAAGAATGTATCATATGACGTAGTCATGCTCGGATACAATATGCGCGAATCAAAGGAGCATTCCGAGCACCTCGTGAAAGTCGTCGAGGCCCAGACAACTTCTGCATATATTGTTCATTCGAGCATGTATACCCCTTTAATCAATCTCTGGGAAATGGCTACCGAGAGGCTGATTAAAACGGGAGAACACTGGGTCTATGCGCTCGATCAGATTTGGAAGCGTTTGCAGCCTTCGAGTAATTGGTATGCAACCAAGGTCCGTATTGGTCTTCAGCGCCCTTCATTCAGTGATATCGGGCAGAAGTTTTCAGATAATCAGTGTTAATTACCGTATTTAAGGACACCGCGGTCCTTTTCTATGGTGTAAAGCGCCCAGGAATCGACTACCGCCGTCATCTCTGTGCTTGGCGCAGCCAGCACCGTATCATTGGCCACTGCACTCAAGGAAGTATACAGCGTCGGACGATCCGCCGTTGTGAAATTCACCGTGCCCTCTGGCTGCCTTTCCCAGGGTGCTCTTCTACCCCGAATATCTCCCAAATCCCAGTTCATCTCTCCAATCCCTGCCCCGGGATCACGATCCTCCTTTGCGTGGTGCGCAAGAAGATTCCATACGAATGGCGTAAAAAGTGTCTCACGATCCCGAGATGCAATAATAAGAGATTGGTTGTTGTAATATTCTCCACCGGATATGTCGGCTGCAAAGGCCCAGCGACGACCGGTGCGAAGATCATTCTGACTCCGGAAGAACCAGATGAGGCGGGAAGCCGGATGCTGCCCATCCACTCGCTCAGTAACAAGGGCCGGAACGCCGCGGACAAGAGGGGCATATTCCGCCGGGCCGAAGGTGAAGGAGTTTTCATACAAACGGGAAAAGGGAATCTCAAGCGGGGCAGAGCGAAGTGCCAGTTGCGTTTCGCCGTCTACGTAGGAATGGCGTGTTTCGAGTTGCAGAGTCGGGGAAGGAATCGCATTCCGCTTCAATGCTAAAAAGGTGTTCGCGCCACTCCGAAAGGTGCGTGTCCAGGGTTTCGGGGCCGTCGCCGTAGGCATAGAACTTTCCACCAGTTCTTCTAAGGGGCGAATCTCCAGACGTAGTTTAAATGGCTGCTTCCGCATGGCAATACTGGGAAATCCGTTGCGACCTCCCATGAAGGGGAGTTCGAGGCGGAGGCGGGGAGGTGTGGCCGCCGCGCCTATGGAACTCGGAGTCCCGTCGTGCCATCCGGTCAAGAGATTTTCCAGATATCCGGAATTCAGACTTCCACGGGCGGCGCGCAAGGCAAAGAGAGCATCCCCAGTGATTTCTTGCAGAAGAAGTTTATCCTGGAAGATCTGAATCTTATTGAACATGAAATATGCGATTCCATTCGTATATCCGTAGGATTCTCCGGTAACGGCATCTACAACCGGATTGAACGGATTATTGGCGGCAACTTCAGGTGGAAGCCAGGAAGGAAGATCAATCAAGACCGTCGGGCGAAAGAAGATGTCTCCCGCAGTTTCGAATTCGAATTCACAACTCCGCCCGAACTCCGCGCCGTTCAGGGGAGGAATCCTACGGAGTTCCTGAATGCTCGGAGGAATGCGATCATACCGATTCTCAAAAGGATTGATTGTCTTTTCCATGTCATCTCCGAAAAAGTATGTGTCCTTGTTTCCACGACTGATCGCCTCGTATAGGGCTCCTTCTGTTCGGAGACCCGCACGAGTCGAGGCCATTCTGTAGAGGGGTAAGAGAGTGCTTCTAGGTGACCGCCTTTAGAGCAATACCGGCGGCCTTGTTATCCTCCTTCGGAAGAGAGACCTTCGCCACACGATTGTAACGGGGAAATTCCACCTCCGTCTCAACGGCCTCCCCGTCTTCTACCCACTTTCTCATGACATCCTTCACCTCATTGTATCCCTTGTCGAGTTGATTGAAGCCGACGCGACCAAGTTCCTTCAACAGGCGAATCGTCTCTTTTACACGGTCCTCCTTCGACTTATCGGGCATATACATGTCACACAGCGTCGCGTTTAGGTCATAGGGTAAATTCTGAATTAATAGAGAAGTGTATGGAATTTGTAGTTAATGTTTCCTTTCAAGAGCCGGATCCTTCCCCACTGATTGCGCAGATTAGGGCCCAGAATTTGCCTCTAGTGATTGTTTGTCCGAAGCCGGCGACTGCGGCCCAGGAGAATTATCTGAAATTGTTCGAAGAGTTTCGCCCGGTGTTTCGCTATTCCGACGAGGTAGAAGAGTCGGATTTATACGCCCTTGACATTCCTACAGAGCCCTTTACACCCGTTTCAGGAGAGTTCTTTCAGAGTCTCTGCGAATACAGTGTTATAGACCGCTATACACGGGGCATCGACTATGTCATGATGGACTATGTTCAGAAACCTGAGAGACAGTTAGTCATAGAGGATGAATGGCCAGCCGAGGTCTTTCAGGCAACCTCCCTCTTTGTCTATCCGACTCCCGAACACGGTGCAGCCCGCCACGTCTTTGCGCACTCCTGGCCTAGACTAAAACTCATTATTTTTCACAATTCCGACTATAATGTTGATTACGAGGGACTCGTTCCCTTCTTAGAGAGTCATCCGAAGGTGTATGTCTGGGCACAGAATTCCACGCGCTGGCATCCACGTGTTCGACCACTTCCTATAGGGGAGCAGAACCGCGTTTGGCGCGGGGGCAATGCCACCTATGAGCCACCGAATACCGTCTCACGTTCTCCTGTGCGCGATATAAGGATCTTGGCCCCTCATTGGAGTTTCACGAATGACATGCGCATCATATGGACTCGACAGGTGCTTGTTCGCGATGATATTGTGGTAATGCCTTGCCTAGATAAGGAGGAATATCTGGAAAAAATCACACAATGTCGGGCCCTAGTCTGCCCCCCTGGAAATGGTTATGATACGCATAGATGTTGGGACGCGCTTACCAAGGGTGCCTGGGCGATTGTTCATGATAATGAGCATACACAGACACTCTTGGAACAATATCCCTCACTGCACTTGATACCGGTGGAGGATATGGAATGCCCTATAGAGATTCCTGAAGGGCTACCGCCCTTTCACCCCATGCTGCTTCGAGAGTTTTGGCGGATTCTTTTCAGAAGTTATACAGATCAAGTTCCTCCTTGACGCCGTAAATGACGTCACTTACATTCTTATACTCATGCGTATTTGCAGTGTGATTCGTGTAGATGAAGTCCATTCGTAGATCCCAGCCGCATTTGGCCTCGAGAAGAGCGAGATAGTGTCCAGTCTTTAAAGGGAAATTTGTGCCGAGATGGAAATACTCACGGCGTGTGGAGTTCATCAAGTAGGTTGATAGCATGGTAGTTTCTACCCTGTTACCAACTTTTTCAAATTTATTTTTGGGTTTCTAGCCCTGGCATCCGCATCCTGTTCGCGCACAAGTGTTACAGACCTGGGCTCCCGTTGTCACCTGTTGCCGAATCTCATAACTCGGGTAGTTCACGACGCAGTTCGTGATAGAACTGCAGGTCGAATAGTTACAGGCAGCCTGGGTCTTGAGAATCGTATTGCGGTAATACACATAAATCTCCTTGGCCTGTCTCTTGCGTAAGATATCACTCGAATCCATCCTAAAGATAGGGCACAGATTCTTTGTAGGAATGTGTGGAATCTGGTTCTGCACTGGGGTAACGCCTCCCGAGACCCTTAATCTTGTTCGTCGTCTAGGAGCCCGTGGCCCTGAAGGTGCACGCACCGACTATGTGTCTGGCATGGGAACTCTCGGATTTACGCGGCTGGCCATTAACGGACTCGACCCTGCGGGAATGCAGCCCATGAAATCGGAGGATCTAAAATGGGTCTGCAACGGAGAGATTTACAACTGGCGGGCCCTTGCTGCCGAGTATGGTCTGGAGAACAAGTCGGGATCAGACTGTGAGATTCTCGGGCAACTCTATGAGGTCTTTTGTAATCGTGGCATCCCTTTGGAGGGATTCTTCAGGGCCCTGGACGGTGTCTTTGCTATGGTGATCGTGGACGAGGAGAGACAGCAGGTTGTCGTGGCGCGGGATCCCTATGGTGTTCGTCCTCTCTATATGTGTCGGACCTGTGATGGGCAGGCGGCCTTTGCCTCGGAACTCAAGGCACTTCCTATATGTGATACCGCGGAGCCCTTCCCCCCTGGCTCTTATTCAGTGATTCAAATTGGTTCAAGAACTCGGCTTTCAGCACCCGTCCAGTATCACACGGTGCCCTTCTTGAAGAATCCGGTATATTCATGGGAGGGAGCCGCAATAAATGCAGTGCGTGCGGGGCTAATAGCGGCTGTGAAGAAGCGCATGATGACGGAGCGGCCTGTGGCGGCTCTGTTGAGTGGGGGGCTCGATAGTAGTTTGATTGCGGCCCTCGTGGCCAAGGAACTTGCGGAGGCGGGGGCGCCGCCTCTGCAGACCTTTAGTATCGGTATGAAGGGGAGTTCAGATTTGGCGCATGCGCGACTCGTGGCCGAGTGGATCGGCTCGAAGCACACGGAGGTTGTTCTTACGGCGGATGAATTCTTCGCGGCTGTTCCTGAGGTCATTCGTTGTCTGGAGTCCTATGATACGACAACGGTGCGGGCCTCTGTAGGGAACTGGCTTGTGGCGAAGGCCGTGGCTACCACTGATTGCAAGGTCGTGTTTAATGGTGACGGGGCCGATGAGGTCTGGGGCTCCTATCTCTATTTCTATTCGGCACCATCGGACCATGCCTTTGAGGCGGAGTCGGAGCGACTTCTGCAGGATATTCACCTGTTCGATGTGTTGAGGTCGGATCGGTCTATCTCCTCGCACGGCCTGGAGCCGCGGACACCCTATCTCGATAGGGAGTTTGTAGGATTGGCCAAGAGTATTGCTACTGAGTTGCGGCGGCCAACTGCAAATCGCTGTGAAAAATGGCTGATGCGGAAGGCCTTTGAGGACCAGGGCCTGCTTCCTCCTGAGGTCCTGTGGCGTCGTAAGGAGGCCTTTTCGGACGGTGTCAGTGGTGAGAAGTCGTGGTATCAGATCGCACAAGAAAAGGCGGAGATGCTCGTGGGTGCCGAATGGCGAGCCGAGCAGACCTCAAAGACGGCAGAGCAATATTACTATCGCAAATGTTTCTTGGAGGCCTATGGCCCGGAACTGCAGCACGTGAATGTCCCGTATTTCTGGATGCCGCGGTGGTCGCCTGGTGTGACGGATCCTTCTGCGCGGACCTTGGCGAACTATTCTGTGCCATCTGACTCGATATCTGCCTCGTGACTATAATCAGTATAATACTGTAGGTGTGCAAGAGTTCCGACGAATATGCAAAGGCATGCATAAATGGTAAAGATGTCCATATGACCCATTGTCTGATAGAAGGCAGAGATGGTCAACCCTGCAACCATAATAGATAGACCCATGCAGAAACAGAAGGGGGGATAGACGGTGACATGATAGGGATAGCGATAGTTGTCAAGACCATACATGTTTTTCGTGATGGTCTACTTGGCGGGCAGGCCTTAAAATTTATTCGACGCGGCTTCGCCGCCGTCATTACTATGTCGCAATGCCTCGGGCGTCTTGTAAAAGACACAGTGGGTGTCGGGCTTTTATCCTTTGAAGATGGGAGCGTCTTTCACATTCCCTATCGATGTGAGCGCGTTACGCGAAATGGAGATCTGTGTGAGAACTGTTCCGAAAGAGAGAGAAAAACGATTGAGAAGGTGAGGGGCATTACGGGAACGACGATTAAGGGAATGCTACCATCCTATTTGAACGGGCGCGTCACGGAGCCGATTCCATTTTGGAGTCGGCTCTATGATGGGGCATGGTTCCGTCTAAAGATTGAGGCCGGATCTAGAGTTAGTGATAGTGTGATGGCAAAGGCGAAGAAGGCTGTTGCTGTGGCATATGAGGGTGTGACGACAGTAGAGCCACAGCCGATGCCTGGGAGCCGAAAGATCAAGTCGAAGAAGGTTGCAGACGCTCCTGTTGCGCCTACGCCTGTTGTCTCTACGCCTGTTGCACCTGCGCCTGTCGCGCCTCCTGCGCCTTTATCAAAAACCAAGAAGCGAGTCATAAAGCCGACGTCTACACAACCCGTGGCCATCATAGCCACAAAGGAACTCCCTGTAGAGGATACCAAGGAGATCCATGTGCGCCGTATTGAGGTTGATGGGCGTGAGTTATATTTCGATTCTCAAAAGGAGAAACTCTATGATCTGAAATTCAAATACATAGGGCGTCTCAAGAATGATGCAATCGTCCCCTTTCCAGATTCAGATGCAGATTAAGCATTCTGCATACTGTTCTTTTTCGCAATAGCGGCAAGAATGGCAGCAGATACTGAATAGGTTGTCGCTGCAGGCGAAACGGGTTGACCAACCTTTGTAGCGCCCGCAACAGTGGCGCCTAGAAGGGTATCGACCGCTTTGCTGGCTGTAGCACCCCCTCCCATACGAACCAGGCTGGGTATGACAGCTGCATCTGCAGTGGCTTGAAGCGCTCCTGCAAATACAGTCTGAGCCGATTTATTTTCGGTCAGCACCTTATGGCTATAGTCCGTGTTTGACATTCTATAGTGTTGTGTAGAAGTTAATTGCCCTCCGTGAAACGGGGGACACCGGCTATTATGCGTCAATGGAATCTTTTCCGAGATCCAGCGCCTTCCAAGAGACGGGGAACCGGCTCTCCAGAAGTTCGCAGACAGCCTTTGCATAGGTTTGGATCTCGGCCTGCGCATAGGGGCTCAGCCGTAGGTTACAAAGTCGGGCATAGGCCGCCAGCGATCCTGTCTCAATAAATTCCGTATACATCGACTGGGGAAGAACGCCACGCGCGACCTCGGGTGCGACATTCTTTTTAAGAAGACTGTCGTAGAAATCCAGGGCGAGCCCCTGGAATTCGGCGACCTCCTTGAGTGTCTGCTCATTTAACTCAATAGGTGTTGGCTTGGAGCCCTGCTTCTTATTCGTATCACGCTCCCGAAGTTCAGTCGGCACATAGCACTCTGGCGCCTCGTCAACATAGCGGCGAGACACCTCATTGCGAGCGAAGCCGACCGTGTGCCGAAACCATTCACGGGCCACATAGATTGGCATCTTGAGGCGGAAGCGCGCCTGCGGGTGAAAAAAAGGAGTATTGTGTTCATGCTTCGCAAGATAGGCAATGAGTTTTTCGTCGCGCGGCTCTAAAACCGCGGACTCCTTGGCGAAACTCACGCGCGCCGCATTCACTACTGTCAGATCATCGCCGAAGGTGTCCAGGAGTTCTACAAAGCCCTTATCTAGAACCTGAGTCTTTGGCATTCTATAGTATATTAGTCAGACGAGTTTAGACCTCAACGCCCTTCCAGTCCTGGGGAGCCGTCCAGACGCCGCGCACCCACTCCTTCTTGGCCTCGTCACTGCGCTTGTGCATCTTCTTAAGATCCTCCTCAGATGCCTTCGACCCGTCAATCGCATTCGGGTCCATGGCCAGAATACGCTTCCCTACGGGGCTGTCGCGGTGCGCCTCCAGAATACCCGTGAAAGTCGTCCACGGCGGGCGCGACGGCGTCGCATCACCCTGCTGCCACATCTTTGCAGGGTTTGCGCTCTTATCCTTCGGGTCAGGCAGAAGAATGGTCATGCGCGAATAGTCCATGACCTTCACGTCCTTGTTCTCGGCGACAGACTGATCAATCTTAGGGGCGGGCATTCGGGTTTCGTAGTGTTCGTGAAGGGTGGCACGGCGTTTCAATTTTAGCATAAAATATGTTGTATATCTAACAAGATGACATGGCTTCCTATAGGAGTATATCGGACCTTTCCATTACCCATTTTACCAATTCCACCGGTTCCTCCGAGAACTCTTTACAAGGGCCGTGTTGCACCAAGTTCTCTAAAGGTTTTGCCAAAGGTTTTGCCAAAGGTTTTGCCAAAGGTTGAAAAAATTGAAAAGGTGGCGTCACCCGAGTTAAAGTAGAAATGTTTCCTTCATGCCCCTGTGCGATCTGTTATGAGACGGATCACACGGTTGCACACTGTCCTGAGTTATCTGCAGAGTTGAAGGAGCCTGGGGCGCCTCAGCCTACGGGGCCGCGGGGGCAGGACGAAGACTAGGGTGAAGGCGCGCTCCCCTGGGTAAGGCGCTGCGTCAATGCCCACATGCCATCTACGGAGGCATTTTTTACCCACCAATCGCGGCAGGCGTTCGACATCACTGTCCAGCGCTCGCCCGTGATATCCGCCACGACCTTGCCTACCTCTTCAGGGGAGGCCACGCGGAGATAGTGAAGTCCCTCCTCAGGGGGATTCGCATAGTTGGACATATCAACCTCGGGTGCCACGATAGGAACGGTGCCCATGGCCATACACTCAATCTCGCGATGACACTTGTAGCCATATCCCGCGAGACAGAGGCCATATTTCGCCGCCGCGAGGCGCTCCAAATACTCTTCAGCGGTATAGGGATACTTGCTAAGCCCATCCACATGAATGAATTCCGAACAGGCGGTCGACCAATCGGCCGTCGTGCGCCGAGACTTCTGAACGGCATTTTCAGAGCGCCCATAAAAGACCACGGTTTGGTCCCGACTCTCCCAGGTGCGCTTGGGAAGGCCCGCAGCCACAGCGTTCTCAACAAGAGCGGGACGACGAGGCCAGAAAGACCATGGCTTACCGCCTGGCGGCGGCGCGGGATTTCCGAAGAGGGCTTTACGAAAGGTCTGTTCCCTTGGAGGAGCCTGTTCCCACCATTGATGAGTGGGCCGATCATAAAGCAGCGTATCACCCACTTCATAAAGCCAAACTTGGTGCGCGGGGCTTGGAACAAGATCCACATACCCTCTTTCAGCCCATAGGCTAGCGATTTCACGAAAAGAATCTCCTGCGTGGGCGTAAAAGCCGGTATGCCCCTTCGGCATGAATATCTTCGGCTTTTTAGCCGTTGGGGATCCTGTAGGGGTCCTGGAAGGCGGCTGGAACTCCCCGCGAATGGAGTCGAAGAGTTTCGCAACCAGGGCCTTCTTTTCCACGTCATTGGAGCCGCGGGGCACAATGGTCAAGCGGTGCTCCAGACCGGCAGCAGAGGCCAGATGCAAGAGACTGGCCGAGGGCTCCATCTCCGATTGAATGTCCCACAGGAAGGCCCCGCGAGGAAGGACCCAGGACCACGCCGCAAAGGACTGATCGAACATGATGGCACCCCAGGCCCCGCAGAAACTCTGTAGGATAGTTTCCAAGGAAGTGCGACCGGCCCAGACAATCTTTACGTCCAGATTATACATTTCTAACTCATGCTCTAACTCATCTGCCACCTCATCTGTAAGCCACTTTGCATCCACGACAATCACAAGACGCTTCCCTGCCGCTTCCTTCCAACCCATTCCTAGGGCATCGCGCAAGGCCTTCACCTCCTCCTGCGAGATAAAACCCTGAGGTGTATCCTGGTGCGGCCACATGGCCGCGGCGGAACACCATGTTTGCTGATTCTCATCACGGGAAAGAACAGGAATCTCTCGAGAGGGCCATGCGAACATCTTTAGAGTATCAACCATGGTCTCATTCTTTGAACACCAGAATTCACCTGTCGTGGATCCAAAGACCTCGCGCAGAAGAAAGACCTTGGCCATATACTCGAGAATAAAGCGCGCAGGCTTCGATGCGACCTCATCCGATAGAGGGGCGATCATGGCATCGTCGACATTGATCGCAGCGGCCAGATAACTCACCTGCGACTCGGACCAGGCCCTAGCACCCGCCTTCGTTGAACCCAGCAGGATCGACTCGTGGCTATAGGCCAGTCCATCTCGCGTCTGAAAGACATCCTTTAGTCGATAAAAGGAGACTGGTGGTGGGGCCCATGTATTATCTCCCTCCACGGTTAAATTCACTTCGCCCTGTGTGGATCTGGCAACCATCGTGCAGAACGTGCGAGCCTGTGCGGGTGTGAGAGGGCCCTTGAGTTTCCGATCGAAGGGCTTGAAGGTAAAGGGGCGTTTATCAGAGAGAGTTGAAATATCCGTAACCGGCTTCTTATCATGGAGACCCGATGGACTGATATAGAGATAGACAGGCTTGTCCACGATATCTGCAGGATTGTAGCCGCGCACCCCGCTGGCGTGTAGATGAAAGGTCTTCAGAGTCAGAGCGGGATTCGCGATGAGAAAGCGCTTCTTGAACATCTCAACCGTGATAGCATTATCGCAGCCACCCTTTCCAAAGGGAAAGTTGAGAGTCGACCAGTCCCAGGTCGTGGCCTTCACGGCATTGGATGCGACGATCCACGTGTCCTGTGAATCCACGCGAGGCGGGCCACTGCTGTTAGAGAAGATTGCGGCCTTGGCGATCTCCTCTTGGCCGACTCCCTGCGTGTCCCAGCGAAGAAGAGCGAAGAATTTCGCCTGGGTCTCCAGATCCGCCGCCCATAAGTTCCGCCACGAATCTCCATCCAAGAAAATATCGGCGTTGGCGAAGGCAACGAGCGTATCGGCGGGAACCTTCTCGGCAATCCAGCGAATGACATCGGCATAGGTAATACGCTTTCCCACGACATGCTCCTCAATCTTCTTGTGTTTCGGCGCACAGGCAGTCTCATTCAGCAAGACGACCTTGTCAATCAAAGGGCTCGCCAGATTTTTCGCAAGACACTGCTGAATCTCTGAGCGGCGTGACGACTTCTCTGGAACGTAATACTGTGTGATCCACCAAAGGGGCTGGGGCTCCTTGACATCTTCTATCCGCAGATTTCGCAGAGGTCTCTGAGTCTCAAAAGGGGCTGTGAGGCGAACACGATTCTTTTGCAGAATCATAGTGAGAAGAAGTTGCGCATCGGGCCCCGATCCGTCCCACTTACCGCCTACAAAGGGATACATATCATGAACCTCATCAAGGCAGATGAGATTTCCTAGGCGCAGAGCCATGAGGCGCTCGAGGCCAATGCGGGCCACAAAGGTCTTTGGAATGGCAAGAATACGGGAATTGGTGGCCTGGGAACTGCGGAACCACTCGAGAGTCTCATCAGAGTCGTCGCATAAGATTACATCTGGTGTGAGGCCGAGGCTAATAAGGGATTTGGCGACCGATACCGAGCAAGCACCGATATCGTAGCGATTCCAGCGACCTGCCTCGGCAGGCACCTTGTCGAACCAGACAATTGTCTTCGACTCCTTTGACACAGAAGTATCAAGAGAAATAATGCGAATATCCTTTCCAGTCAAGGGATGCCGTGCAAGCATCTTCTAGAGTGAATTCGTGCGAGCACCTTAGGCTGTAAGGCTTTATAGGGGTAAGATGGACGGTGTGGCCTACCTGGTGAATTCCACACCCTCTTGCTATTACATGCTGCCGCTGCATTTTGGTCTGGTTAGACGTTACGCACCTTTTATGAAAAATCTGTTTCTCGCCACGGAGGTTCCTGACCATCCTGTCTGTGTCGCGGTGGCTAAGGAGTATGGTGTGGAACTGATTCCTTTAAAGGGGGTGGATGCAGGATTCTTGGAGAGCCGGCGCTCAGCCTTGCTTACTCTTGTTAATCGTTTCAAGTATATTCTGCCGGCGCAGGAAGATTTTCTTCTGGAGAGGCCGGCCGATCAGGCAGCAATGGAGGAGGCGCTTAAGATTATGAAAGATACGAATGGGGACATAGTATCGGCTCGCCTCATGCCATGCCCTGGCCCCAAGGGAGAGGTCTTTGAAGCGAATCCGCATTGGGCCTTTCTTTCTGAAAAAACGGATGCATATGGATTCACCTTTCAAGCCACTCTGTGGAACACAAATGCCTGTTATACCTGGTATGAGGCTCTTTGTGTAAAACTAGAGAAGGAATATCCCTTTGCTAAAACGGCGCCTGATCAGCGGCGCCACGTGGAAATCCGCGCGAACTTCGCAGAGAATGTTGAGGGTCAACGATTCTTTTGGAAGATTTTTGCGTCGAATGATTATGACGGCCTGCATATCGCGTGGCGCCGCGCCGGTCCGTGGCCAAACGCTGTCTATCTGTCGCCGTGGCCTTATCGCCCTACTGCGATTGTGCAGGGGCGCTTAGAGCCCTGGGCGGTGGAATTGGGGAAGCGGGAGGGTATAATTATGGCCCAGGCATAGGCGGAGCATTCCCAGCCTGATTATACACATGCAGATACACAGCATTATTGATAGAGGTAAGATTGTCCACATTCACACCCTGACTATTACTGAATCCGCTGCGCGGGCCAATCAGGTAGCCGCAATAGCCGTCCGAAATAAGATTCGCCATGGCCCCAGGGATTCGGTGATAGACCGTGTAGTTCGCTCCGTAGGGGCCATCGATCAGCGCATTACTTGTCAGAATCGCCGGATCAAGTTCTAACTTGACCTGCGTGTTATAGTAGTTCGACGTGTAGGCGTTGGAGTTCTGGGAAACCATAAACCCTCCATAGGATGCCTTTCCAAGAATCTGGCGTCCAGTTCTCGGAGATTCATATTGCACAAACGTGGAGAATTCCTTCATCATCTGAATAGGAGTGCTCGTGCCCAAATACATGCGCTGGAAGAAATAATTCGGGTTTATCTCTAAATGCAGGCGTGTCGTCGAATTCGGGTGAATGTAGCGCAGATAAGGTGCCATCGTGAAAGAGGCCGTGCTGAAATAGACGTCACCTGTGGAGTAGAAATTCGGATACTCTTCTACCGTTGACATCAGATTTCTGCCGAGACAAGGGCTCCAGTCCCATCCATATGCACGATTATCGTCGATTTGGTAGAAGGTGGAAAAGGGGACAGAACTGACAAAACTCGCGTAGCCCGCCTGTGTAGAAAGAGTGCTGTAGGAGAAGGGGCGCCAGGCACGTGTCTCGCCCGAAAGGTCGGCATAACCAGAGGCCGTAAAGGAACTGATTGAGATAAAGATAGCACGCAAATCCGTGACGGTTGAGAGTTGAAGATCGCCTACGCCAATGAATTTCAGAGTGGATTGCGACGAGGACATGGTAACATTTTCTGAACCAGGGACCTGTTGGGCCGCTAGACGAGACACTGTAGGGACTGTGTTCAGGGCGACAAGATAATTTGGCGCAGCATTGCTAAAGGTGAAGGTGCTGTTAGGATAATTCACATAGGCCTCAAAGAGACCCTGTATTCCCATGGTGCTAAATGGAATGGCGCTACCAATATTTCCCGCCGTCATAGTGGATCCGCGGCCGTCAAGTAGGGTATCGAAGGGAACCGCGGAGATAGAACTAATCGAATTCCAGTATCCATTACCCGCACCATCCGAGACGAGAATATACTTACTCGGAATATAGCCATTTGTCGCAGAACGGACACTAATCTGTCGGAGTGTAATAAGATCCGTATCTATTGTGCGCAAGGACGCGGCCATTCTGTCTTAGAAGGATAGATTCTGAATCGTGAGAAAATACGAATTCGTCGAGGCAAAAAACGCATTGACCCCCTGGGTGCGGAAGCCTACGTTCGTCTGGTATGAGATAGCGCCAGGTAGAGTATGATACAAGACATAGGGATTCTGAAAGGCGTTGGCCACGGCCGATCCAGGAATCGAAAACTTAATAGGTTGTTGAAAGAAATTCGAATACCCATTTTGGCTTGCCGTGCCCGCCACCTGTGCCTGGTGAGATGTGCTGAGCCATGTCTGCCCTGACTGAAGATAGGTTGTCATGAGAAAGGACTTGGACGTCAGAGAACCCGTTGTTAAGGAGTCGAATTGGAAGGTTGGGTAAATCTCGGCTGTAATACGGGACTGCGGGTTAATGATGCTGGAAAAGATGTCAAGTTGCAGATTCGTCGTGGAGAAGGCGAGGTTGGAATTCCCTGTGATTACTCCTGTTATCTGTCCATTCCCCCCCTTATAAACAATGGACGACTGAAAAAAGGTGCTGGAAAAGGCAATGGCGTTCGCTGATGAAATATAGACCTGGGAGCCAAAGATATTTGTTGCGCCGGCATTATCAATAAAAATATTCTGTTTCGCCGCCTGGATTCCCTGGCTCGTGCTCAGCAAAGTCGCCGTGCTCACATATCCATAGGTTCCAAGGGAACTCAAAAGACCCACGGTAGTGGAAGGGAGCGAATTACCAAAGACAACTCCATAGAGGGAGGCATTGGACTGATTGAAATAATTCGTGCTAATGAGATATTGATTGATAAGAGTATTGAAATTAATATAGGGGGGGTCAGAAGACCCTGTCACAACGACTCCGAGACTTCCACCTTGCGACGTGGCTGGATAGAGAAGTCCTGTGACCGTGCTGGTGAGTGCCGATGAACTGATGTAGTTAGCCAGACCGAGATTTTGAAAGGTGCTCTGTAGGGATAGGGAACTGATATAGCCATAGGATCCGAGGCCATCTGTTGTGGATAAATTCTGACGATTCATTCCCACAATCGTGCTCTGTAGAGTGGGTGTGCTGACATATCTAGCGGAACCGAGACCAATCACTGTGCTCTGGATATTCGACATGAAGGAGAGGCTCCCATTCAAAAAAGGTGTCATACTACTTGTGAGATCGGCTGTGCTGATATACTTGGACTGTGTCTGAACCCAGGTCACCGTACTCTGAAGTTGAAGACCTGTAATACTACCCGGTATGCCTCCTGTGCCAATCTGTGTAGAGAGTGTCGAGTAACTCGTGGCGACGATGGTGGAAATGGAGGAGGCGGCCCCCAGAATTCTCAAAATGGTGGAGGGAAGATATCCGATCCCTGCACCGATTGTGCCAGATTGGCTACTGATGGTCTGAAAGACATCCTGCCATCGTCTCAGTCCCTGTCCGTCGGCGACCTGCAAACTATTTTCGGCATAGGGTCGTGCTGTATATGGATTTACAGAGTATATTGCCTCCTGTATTTGGTCTGACATGCGCTTCTATATCAAGATAAGAAAGCGGTTTAATGAATAAGTCGTAGTCTACACTAGAATGCCAGGAGGTGGTGGATTGCTGCAACTGGTTGCAAACGGAAAACAGGACGTCTTTCTAACCGGAAATCCACAGATCACCTGGTTCAAGATGGTCTACCGGCGTTACACGAATTTCGCCATGGAGTCTCAGCAGATCTATTTCGACGGTGACCCTGATTTTGGAAAGCGTGTTACGGCACTCGTGCCTCGCCGTGGTGACCTCCTTGGCCCAATTATCATGGAGGTTGTTCTCCCCTACATCACAATGAGTGACGGGACGTCAGGGTCCTATGTGAATTCCACAGGATACTCACTGATTGAGGAGATATCTCTGGAGATCGGCGAACAGGAGATTGACAAGCAGACCGGAGAATGGATGGAGATCTGGTCTACACTCTCTACACCGGCGGGGCAGCGGGATGCCTTCAATAACATGATCGGTCGCGTGGACGGTCTTAACCAGCCGCCGGTGATTATACCGGCCTCCGCCTGTGCGGTTGGAGGATACAAGTATGGCGCCGTGAAATTGTATATACCCTTGCAATTCTGGTTCAATAAGAATCCTGGCCTCTATCTACCCCTTTTGGCGATGCAGTATCACCCGATTCGTATCAATATGAAGATTCGCGACCTGGCGGGGATGATATCCAACTCCAATCTTTCTGCGAGTTGTAGCACTCTTCAACCCAATCCGGCCAAGATTGTCGATCTCAAACTGTGGGGCGACTATGTATACTTGGACACGGAGGAGCGTCGCCGCTTCGTAGCCAACACACACGAATACTTGATTGAGCAGATTCAATACACACCGAAGGTTTCTTTGACCGAGGGTGTAAATATTCACAATGTCCGCCTTGAATTCAATCATCCTCTTCGTGAACTCATCTGGATTATTCAACGGGATGTGATGCAGACAACACACGAGTGGTTCAACTTCGGTTCTACGTCGGCCTTTGAGCCGGGCGTGTCACGTGATCTTCTTCAGGATACCACTCTACAGGTGGACGGATATGATCGCTTTGATGCTCGCGACTCCGGCTATTTCCGCCTGGTGCAGCCCTATCAGTTTCACACGAGCACTGATGTGAAGAAGTTTATTTATGTCTACAGTTTTGCACTCCGGCCAGAGGATATGCAGCCGAGTGGATCGCTCAATGCCAGTCGAATCGACAATATGAATTTAATGATCAATCTTCGCCCCGATTCCAATGAACCTACGACACTGACCATTCCCATTCTCGGACCCAACGGAGAAACTCTGTATTCAAATCCTCCAACAAATACTATCATACTCACACGGCAGATTGCGAATCCCTCATACACGCCCAATCGCGGAAAGGCACATATTGTTGTCTACGCGAAAAATCACAATGTTCTGCGCATCGTGAATGGCTTTGCGGGACTTCTTTTCAAGATTTAGGTCTCGTGTCTCAATAGCGATGCAGGCACTTGCAGGATTAGCCGCACAGGCGGCCGCAAAGGTGCCTGGGGCGGCGTCAGTTCTACCAACGAGTTTAACACCGACACCACCACCTGCCACCGGTCTCAAGGGCTTTCTCTCTAAAGGGTTTACAGTTCCTTGGTGGCTACATATCTTTATAACAGGAATCGCACCGTTTCTTGTTCTTATTCCCTTTGTAGGGCCTGCAGTATTTACCTTTCCCTACACATTCGGAGTGAATGGAATCAATCTTCTTGCGACGAATTCGATGGGATGGGCCGCCGCAAAGGCTGCTCTGAATTTCATGTGCCAAACGATCGGCCAGGTTATATCTATATATCTTCCTGGCTGGTGGAGCCCCTACCTGAAGGCGTTTCTATACTATGCCAACCCTTGGTTTGTTTTTGATATTCTTCAGGCATATAATCCGAAATTCAAGGAAGAAGGATATAAGATTCCCTTTTGGAACAAGCAGACAAATTCGGTCCTAGAAAAGAAGGGAACACGCACCAATGTGGATATCGGATTTACTGATCTGAGTGGCACAACAAGTTACGGGTTGATGGGGGCCATTCCTATTGGGGCGATGCTTGTTCTCTTACTACCCGCCTTTTACACGATGAGCGCGAATTTCCCTCCCGAGATATCTGCCAAGATGAATCCAATTCTTGATAGTATAACCACTTTAGGGGGCGCAATTACTGGAATTGCCGGTGGCGGAATAGGAACTTTTGTTCTTTTGCCGAAACTGATCTCCTCATTGCAGTCAAGTGCTTCGTCGATTATGGCAGGAGGTGATCCTGTCCAAAGCGGGGGCAGTGGCATCCCTACGATCAATGAGGTGGCTGAGAACATGTTGAAACAGAATGGAGGAGGTACGGATCCCGAGAGTGGTGTCTTTATGGGGATCCTGGCGATCACTATCCTAGGTGGAATAAGTCTTGCGGTCACACGCAGAAAAGGAGTTTCTGCTTCTAAACTATAATGAAACAACTGATTTCACAAATAGAATTCGAAGAATTAATCGGCCTACAGGATCCCGAGCCAGGGGTGGTTGTCCCGAATTTTACGGCCATCTATTTTACGGCTTCGTGGTGCTCGGCCTGTCGTCGCCTCGATATGGGGGCCGTAGAAGCCGCTACACCTGGCGTGAATTGGCTCAAGTGTGATGTAGACCAGAATAACTATACGGCAGGTTACTGTGCTGTCCGCTCGATTCCCTCATTTATCATAATCCGCGATAAGAAGGCCGCTGGAACACTCCAGTCGAGCGACAATCAGAAGGTTATCGATTGGGTGAAGTCTCATATGAATTTAGCCCTCGCCAAGTAGATATGAAGGGCCGTCTGTCTCTGGAGCAAATAGGACTCATGGTTGGTGCTCTTGTAGTTGTTGGCCTCGTGAGCACATACTATCATCCTCTAAAGGACATGCTAAAAATCCCAGATAGAAGTAAGGAATGAGTACGGGACCCTATGATATAGTTATCATAGGATCCGGTATGGCAGGGCTCTACTTGGCCACGGAACTTGTGCGCCATCGTAAACGTAAGGTCGTCGTCGTTGAAAAATATAAGGAACTCGGTGGGCGTGCCTCAACCTTTCATCAAGAGGTGGATGGGAAGAAACTTCAGTGGGAGGCGGGTGCGGGTCGGATCTCCGAGCACCACCATATTGTGCGAGAACTCATGCGTCGTTATAAACTGACCTGGATCCCCATAGGGGGTGATACACAGTATATTGCAGGATATGGGGATGCACCCGTGCCGCACGCCTTTGAATCTGGAATGCCGGCCTTTCTCTATCCCTTGGCCAGCCTACCTGCAGAGGAACTCGCTAGGCATACGCTGCGGGAACTTCTTGTAAAGGTGCATGGAGTGCGGGCGGATGAATACTGCATTCAATATCCCTATAGAGGTGAAATCGACACTATGCGCGCCGATATGGCTCTGAAACTCTTTCAGCACGAATTCTCTTTGAGCGAGAAATACGGGATTTGCGGCGAGGGGTTGAGTGCCATTGTGGATGGTCTGCGCGCAGAATTTGAGGCCAAGGGCGGAAAGATCCTTCGGGAACATACCTGTGCGCAGGTCGAACAGGGCTCTCGGCGCGGGCCGGTGAAGATCACCTGCATGGCTGGTGGCGAGCCGGTGATCTTGGAGTCCAAGCATTGTGTTCTCGCCGTTCCGGTTGCTGCCTTAAAAGAGATTCGGCCCTTTGACAAGTGGCGTCCAGCCAAACACATTACCATGAAACCCTTGTTGCGTTTCTACGGAGTCTTTTCTGGCGATCCTTGGACTACGGGTCGCCTAGTGACGGCCACGCCTATCCGATATATGATTCCTGGAAATCCGGCGATTGGTTCTGTGCAAATGTCTTATACAGATTCGCAAGATGCAGAAGCCTGGAAGGTGAAACTCGATAGGGTGGGTGAAAAGGCGGTAGGAGAAGAGATTCTAGGAGAACTCCGCCGCCTTGTGGCGCCGACGATTCCTCCACCGACCTTTGTGAAGGCGCATTATTGGGAACACGGAGTGTCCTACTGGCTGCCTGGAACCTATGATCCTCGGGAAGAATCGCGTGCTGCCTATCGCCCTTTGGCGGATATGCCTTCGGTGCACCTATGTGGAGAGTCATTCTCTGTCAGGCAGGGCTGGATAGAGGGTGCTCTGGAACATGCGGCAGGTCTTTTACGTCTTTTAGAGTGATTGTATTATAGATATGGACGCCTTCTTCCTTATTGTTATCTTTCACGTGGTTGTGGTGACGCCCTTCCTTCTCTGGGTCGGCTTCAACCGCGCGGCCACTCCCGAATGGATGTATAATGTCATGTTCGGCTTCGGCATTCTTTCTCTAGTCTATCATTCCTATAAGGCGATTCCAAGAGTTCTAATGGGATCCATGGACGCCTGGAAGAACCTCATTCATGTCTTGATCGTGGCCCCCCTGTTTCTTTGGATAGGATACAACGGAAAAAAGACTGAACGCCCGGCCTATGATATGCTTCTTGTGGCTGCCTTTGGAGCCTTCGGATTTCACCTGTATAAGTTGATAGTCATATCACAGACTTTTATAAAGTCTCACGAAATGTGAGGCCTTGAAATGTTCCTCTATAATGTCCTGCGGGAGCCAGAGCCGCTTTCCTCCGACCTCCGCCACATACATTCCCCTGTTCTCCATATCCCGCCAATCTCCTAGAATATGATTCCCCTCGGAGATTCCTCCATCAATCCCTATTGCGCCACAAGAACAGACCTTGAAATCGCGTTCATGATGACTCTCAATGGTGTCCATGCATTTTTTGCAATATAGAGCATGTCGTGTCTGCTTGTATTTTACTCCTCCATAGAGGATCGACGGCATTTAAAAAAGGAACAGATAATGTTTGCAAGACGTTAAACGATTGTATCTAACTGCGACTGCTTCTCTACAGGGAGTTGGATGCATCCTGTAGAGAGGTGGTAGAGAAAGGCAGTATTACTATTGGAGATCTTTGAACAGATCGGGCAACAGTAGTTAGTAGCCTTTAGTGCTGTGATCTCCTCAGCACAATGTTTCCGAATGAAATGAATGATCCTGTTTGCCTTCGTAAGAGTCTTATGAGGGCAAAGGGGACACTTGAGGCCGGCCTCTTTGGAGTGTCTGGCGGCAATATGAACAGCGAGTGTCTGGGCGTGGAGAAACTCCTTCTTACAGGTGGGACACTCAAAAGGGAGATGGCCCTCATGGGCCTTCATGTGATAATGCATGGTGTTCTGATTCTTCTTTGTGGCCTGGCAGATGCCACATACGTAGTCTCCTGCGGCATTCTTTTGATAGGTGTATGTCATTGGCTTAATTCCAGACGTTATCAAGGGTCGTATCAATTTTTCTAAAGGGCGTTGCGCTTATCACCATCGCTTGTCGCGACTCCGTCGCGCGTCGCAATGGTAACCCATTACCATCGCTTCTCACAATGGCTATTGTGGCCACCACAGCAATAGGTCTCCTTCGAGAAGCCTTGCTCCTGGGCGCAACAGCCCCCATGATTCTCCTTGGCCCCAGGAGCCTTCTGTCCTGTCTTCGGATCGATATAGACGGAACAGAATTTCTTCCCACACTCCCAGCACCAGGAGCGACCACAGCCGGCGCCGATCTTAAAAGTTCCAGCCGTTTCGAGCCCGCAAGCAAAGACATAGTTGCAGGCGGCATCCTTTAGAGCCCAGCGCTCGCACCAGGGGCACTGCTTCGCATCACCTGACATTTCTGCGTGTGGCCTTCCGCTTAGCCCTCCGCTTTAATTTTCTAGTTCCCCCTTTTTTCGGAACATAGAGATTCCACTCATGCGTCCAGTCACCGGCATATAGGGTAACAGGTTCACCGTCTACCTGCCTTATATCAATGCATTTATCATTTTCCCTTTTCCATACTCTCTCTCAACATAAGAGATAGAAGTCTTATATCCAGCAGGAAGTGTATGAGTTAATAGACTAGGCCTTGGTGTTTCCTCAATAGGGGTCACCCTGGACCTCCACATCTACTTGCGCCTCCCATTTTCTTGATCTTGCATGAAGATCTAAAACAATCTGTCGATTATAAACTAAGATGATTATCCTGACCCTGGCAATCGGGGAGGACTTTTGCAAGGCCCTGGCCCCTGCTCTGGAATCGAAACGCGCCTACGCCCAGCGGCACGGATACAGATATATTCAGGCCGGCGAGCAGTTCTGGGATCGTGATCGACCCATTGCATGGTCAAAGGTGTGGTTTGTCATTAAGACACTTGCCGAATTTCCCGACGGCACGCTGTTTTTTCTTTCCGATGCAGATGTTCTTATTACGAATCCTTCACTGCGCCTAGAAGATCACGTGGCCTCCTTGTTACCTGCTGATAAGGATCTACTCATGACGATTGATGCCTGTGGTCACCTGAATTCTGGAAATATGTTGATGCGGAATTCGGCCTGGTTACGTGATTGGTGGCGCCGAGTAGGAGAACAGAAGGATCTTCTGTATCATATCTGGTGGGAGAATGCGGCCATGATTCGACTCTTGGAAACTGTTCCGACAGATCTTGCCAAGACACAAATTACGAATGAACACTGGCGTTTTAATGCGTATTTACGAGGGCTCCCTGGAGAGAAACTATGGACTCCGGATTGTTTCCTTGTTCATTTTGCGGGAGTATATGATCCGAAAAAGATGGCGGAACTTCAGGCGGACATCCTTAATGGAGAGATCCCACGCATCCCCTTTTAATTTCTAATATCTAACTATACAAATGGACGGATACGGTGAGTCAAAAATTGTGCCAAATGCCTCTGTTTCAGAAAATGTTCCCTTTTCAAAAAATGCCCCTGCCTCAGAAAATGCCCCTGCCTCAAAAAATGCCCCTGCCTCAGAAAATGCCCCTGCCTCAACAAACGCCCCTGCCTCAACAAACGCCCCTGCCTCAACAAACGCCCCTGTGGGTGGATCACGCAAGGCGCAGCGTGGTGGTAAGATGCCTGCGGTTGGCACGAAGGCCCAGGTCTACCACGGGACGGCCAAGCACACGAGCGGTGGCTTGACGCGCAAGGATCTTATTAAGACAAAGAAGGGGCGCATCGTATCGCGCAAGAAGCATGCGGCGGGCAAGCGCGCTCTTAAGAACCTTGTGAAGGCGGGATACAAGGCGAAGAAGGGCACGTTCAAACTTTTTAAGAAGTAAAAAGCGCGGTGTTCGAGGAGCTTGCGAGGAGAACTCAAGTTGTTCAAGAAGTGAACAACTAGTTCCGAGGAGCCTGCGACGAGGATCAAGTTTTTAAGAAGTAAAAAGCGCAGTGTTCGACGAGGTGTAAAGAAGTGTCTATATCTTATCCAATAGGTAAATTCCTATAGGATGAGATGTATTATCAATGTAGCCCTAGGGGGCAGATATCCAAAGGAACAAGAAGTCCTTCGTAGAAGCCTGGCCAAACACTTCGACGGAGACTTTCTGGCATGGACAGAGTTTCCCAATGAGAATTACGACAAATCGAACCCATACAATGTCAAGGCGGCCGCCTTTGAAGAGGCGATTCGCCGAGGATACAAGCAGATTCTCTGGCTCGACAGCCCTGTCGTGGCCTTGAAGAATATCGACCCAATCTTTGACTCCATACAGAAAAATGGCTATCTTACCATGAAAAATAATGCCTATAAATGTGATGAGACCTGCAACGATTTCTCCTTGGCATATTTCAAGGTAACACGCGACCAGGCCGCCACCTTTCAAGAACACGGGAGCGGTGTAATAGGAATCGATATGGAGAATCCAAAGGGCAAACAACTTATCGAGGCCTTTATACGAGGCTGCAAGGACGGGGTGGCAAACGGAAGTCGGTATCACGACGGCCAGAGTGCCGACCCGCGCTTCAAATTCCATAGACAGGATCAAACCGTTCTCAGCCTCGCGGCAAATACGCTCTGCCTTCCCTATACAATGGTATGGGACAAGGATCTCATCACCTTGAAGCCGAGTTTAAGAACGGAAGCCACGATTCTCTGCTGGACACACCGTTCGGGTGACATATTAACTGATTTTTAACATATATCTTCATTAGGAAGTCCTCTATAGGATGAGGTGTATCATAAATGTAGCAATAGGGGGGCGATATCCAAAAGAGCAACAGCGCCTTGGTAAATCACTCGCCAAACATTTTGACGGAGATTTTCTGCATTGGACAGACTTCCCAAATGACAATTACAATAAGGCAAATCCCTATAACGCCAAGGCAGCCGCCTTCGAAGAAGCCATTAAAAAGGGCTACAAACAGATTTTATGGGTTGATTGCCCGGTTGTTGCTTTAAAGTCACTCGAGCCGATTTTCGATTCTATTCAAGAGGATGGCTATCTGACTCTCAAAAACGGCGGTTTCAACTGCGCTCAGACATGCAGTGACGCCTGCTTGGCGTATTTCAAGGTGACGCGCGACCAGGCTGCCACCTTTCAAGAGCATGCCGGCGGAATCATAGGGATCGATATGGAGAATCCGAAGGGGAAAGAACTCATCGAACTCTTTATACAGGCCTGTAAGGATGGTGCCTGCGACGGTAGTCGTAAACACGACGGACAGAGTAAGGACCCCCGATTCCAGTTTCATCGGCAGTGTCAATCGGTGATTAGCCTGGCGGCAAACACACTCGGCCTACCCTACACAATGATATGGGACAAGGGCCCTATTACACTACTACCACATAAACGCACAGAGAAGACAATTCTCTGCTGGTCGCATCGCAATGGATTTAAACTTCCAGAGACAGATCGAGCACATACGCGTCGTAAATTGAGTAGGGGTGGAACTAGAAAACTTACAGGCGGATATATATATTTACGCGCAACAGGCGGCCTCAACGATAATCTTGTGCAACTCGCCCTATGCACCGACTATGCTATAAAACATAATAGGGCGATTATCCTTGAAATGCCAGTCTATTCAGCAACGGACCTCAATACAATATTTGACTTTTCCAAGTTTCCCGTCCCTATACTCACAAACCATAAAGAAATGCAGGAGAAACTACGTGGCAAACCTATTGAACCACCTTATATTGAAAATGTTATAGAGCCACCTCAAGCAGTTTCACGTATTGATAAAAAGTTCATAAACTATAAGGGGCGACCCCTTTATTTTGATATGAATAAATCATATCCATCGAATACTCTTCTTTTCTATGGAGCGGGAGGAGGAGGAAGTGGAGATTCTGCTGTGAATCTTCTAAGATATATCCGCCTTCGGCCAGGTGTTATAGAAGCATATAAGAAGAAAATGGAAGAATATAACATTCCAGAAGAATACAATTCTATTCATCTCCGAGCCACAGATAGAAAACTCAATATTACAAATAACATTAGAGGTATGCTGCTCAAAGACTCAAATGCCATTATTAAGACGCCCTCCTCAGGAAACGCGCACGCAGACTCTTTAAAAAAGATTGACGCCTTTATTACATCACAAAATCTTCCAGTATTCATCTCGGGTGATAATCCACGACTAATTGCGAACCTTGAGAAAAAATATCCACGCATTATGAGATCAGTTTCCGCCAATAATAATCAGCAATGTCAAAGCAATCGTGAATGTAAGCCATATCACAAACAGGGCAATAAAGATCCCGAAAATCTCAAGAATGCGATCGTGGATCTTCTGATTCTTTCGGGTGCAAAGGCCATAATGACTTCGGCTGGCGGATATTCACGCCTGGCGAAGAAATTACTGGTAGAGAAAGATATTCGCGCCTCCCTACTTTCGTAAGAAAGCGGCTAACTCTGTAAGAGTGGCCGCAGCCTCCACCAAATCAATCTGCCCCTGCTCCGCCCCCTCGGCAGGATCATACCAATATAGAGCCCCGCGCTTCTCTGGTTCATCGATAGAAGACCAGACAAGTCCGACCTGCGATCCGCGCAATTCCTTTAAAACGGATCTGAGACCCGTGACACCCGATGTTCCCATGCGTGCCGTGACGGTGGCCTCCACCTCTTCCTGGGTGGCCTCTGATCCCCAAAAAATGGCCTGCCAATCCGGGCTTGTAGGCGCTCTTTCTCCCAGACCAATCAGCGTCAAGTCCATCTTAGAAAGTAGGCTCATCACACTGGGAGCGGGGTCGCCCCCGGCCCAGACAACACGTGTAGGACGCACTGCGTTTTGAATATAGGTCACGGCCAGTTTCAAGTCTTGGAGATCGCGCGCGTGAAACATGGCATCCCAGCCAAGTTGAGTAAGCCATTTGGGAGGTGCCGCAGCACCCTGAAAGACCAGGACCTTTCTACCGCGGTGGGCTACCTCTGTATCGAGCACTGTGAGGCGACCCTTGAGAAACTGCTGCCCCTGTGAGGCCGTGGATGCAATACAGTAGACACGACGGCCTCGGAGAGACTCTGAAAATCCTTCCAGTCGAAGCGTGGCCTCCATTACTCTCTTTAAAGAGTAGTAGATAGCAGATATGAACGCGATCACATTGATTCCTCTCGCAATCCTTTTTGTGGTATTGGATGCCCCATGGTTATGGCTCACATCCGGTTGGTCTGGGAGAATGTTTAAGGCTGTTCAAGGCGGCATGCCCTTAAAGATTAGGTTGGAAGGGGCTCTCCCAGTCTATTTGGCACTCGCCTATTTAGTGCAACTTACACGCTCCCTCCAAGAGGCCTTCTTAATGGGACTTGCCGTATATACGGTCTATGATTTTACGAACTATAGCACTCTCACGAAGTATGAATTACCCTTTGCCGTGGCGGATTCTCTTTGGGGAGGCGTCCTTTTCTCCCTTGTGAGAACTACTGCTGTGTATCTAAATATTCTTTGAACAACCTGCTAGATAGTCGCGCATAGTATTTCTTATATAGGGAACACCTTCTTGCCAGTTACTCGGTTCGGCCTCCGAATGATGCATGGAACTCTTTACAAATGTCAGAAGTTCGCGAAATCCGCGAATAGGATAGTGCTTTGTGAATTCGTAGGGAATATCGCGATGGCAAAAGGGGGATTCTAGATATTCTGTAGATCGTAAAAGGCCATGTCTGTCGAGGGCATTCACGGCGAGAAATAGAATATGATCACGCTGCTTATCCGTAATATGGGGGACATAGGGATGGATATGAAGATAGTGAAGACCCTCGTTTTCTTGAAGGGCGAGTTCGTGCTTCGGGATACGATCATCAACGAAGAGAATGTTCTTTATAGGGACATCCCTTTTGGAATGTGTGGCACGGCGAAAGAGTTTCTGGAGAGTTCCTATTGTCTTTTTCGGCTCGGTGAATTTATCTGTCCGATCCTCATCACGGAGAGGGTGCCAATGATCTGCAATCAGTGAAAAGAAGGGGGTCTTGTATTGCTTCTCTATAAGGAATTTTGCGAGTTCGACGCTATACGATACGCCTGTATTAGAATATATAATGGCGGTTTTGAAACATTTGGATCTCAGAAGAGGTTTGATTAACTCGTCTAAATCGGGTCTGAGAATCGTATAGAGAAGTTCTGGTTCACCAAGAAGAGATCGCGCAAAGGTTTCACGGGCCTTTGCCAATTGGAGGTCAAGTTTTTTAGAGATCCGTAAGGTGGAATTATTTGCCGCCTGTTCTGGATTTGATAGAAACTCCCTACTCCAAAGAAAGGCGAGAGGGGATACAACTTCAAAGAATCCGAGTGTTCTATCTAAATCAAAGGCAACGTGTGCCATCCTATCTTGTGTCGGCATTTACTGTCCGTGGAAAATTGATGCTTAGCCTTATACGTTGTATGTAGTATGGAAAAGGTTACGCATCCGCTTAGCACGCATCCGCTTAGTCCGCATCCGCTTAGCACGCATCCGCTTAGTGAAGAGGCGATCAAGTATATTGACTCTATGACGCCTGATCAGAAGGCTCTGCACCAACTAGCGATTGAAAAACTCGGATCCTCCTACTTTGTAGAACGGACCCGAGGCTTCGAGGAGTATATGAAGGCAAAGAAGTGAGGCCACTAAAAAATCATATGTTTTTTTAACTCTCTAGAGATAGAAGTGTGACATGTCAACGGGCCCTACGGGTTATACCGGCCCTACAGGAGAAACCGGCCCTACAGGCCTTACAGGTTCTACAGGCCCTACAGGCCTTACAGGTTCTACAGGCCCAACAGGCCCTACAGGGCCTGTTGGCACGGCAACAAATACGGGAGCAACCGGTCCTACAGGTTCTACAGGTCCTACAGGATTTACAGGCCCTGTAGGCACGGCAACAAATACGGGAGCAACCGGTCCTACAGGCCTTACAGGTCCTACAGGATTTACAGGCCCTATTGGCACGGCAACAAAT